GACTTTGACGATGCGCTCGCCGACATCGAGAGGTACGCGCCGGGTTGGCATCGAGCCACTGCGATTGACCGAGCCGACGAAGCCGAGACGCGCCTCGACGACCTCCGCGCCGAGTTCGACGCGCGGCTGATCGACACGACCGGGCTGACGCTGAACGCGCTGATGAGCGCTCGCGAAAGCGCGCTGATATGAACGCGCCCGCCAAAATCGGCGTCCAGATCCATTGCGACTTCGAGCAAGGGTCGGACCGCTGGCTTCAGGCCAGGTGTGGCATGCTGACGGCGAGCGAATTTGACCGGATTCTGACCCCCACGCTCAAGATCGCCGACAATCCGAAGTCGCGCTCGCATCTGTGGGAAATGGCCGCTCAGCGCATCAGCCAATACGTCGAGCCGCAATATATCAGCGACGCGATGCTCCGCGGGCAAGAGGACGAGATCAAGGCGCGCGAGGCCTACTCGAAAGCCTATGCCGAGGTCGCGACCTGCGGCTTTGTGACGAACAACAAGTGGGGCTTCACGCTCGGCTGCTCGCCCGACGGCTTGGTCGGCGACGACGGCATGATTGAGGTCAAGTCGCGCTGCCAGAAGTTCCAGGTCGAGACGATCGTCGAAGGCAAGATGCCCGACGATTTCCTGCTTCAGGTGCAGGGCGAATTGCTCGTGACGCAGCGCCAGTGGTGCGACTTCATCTCGTACAGCGGCGGCCTCCCGATGGTCGTCTATCGCGTGTTCCCCGACGAAACCGTGCAAGCCGCGATCGTCGACGCCGCCGCCAAGTTCGAAAGCCGCATCAACGAAGTGCTGGCCGATTATGCCGCGACGCTGGCGAGCGATGCGCGGCTCACCCCGACCGAACGAACGATTGAGCAGGAGATGTATCTGTGAACGACATGAGCCAGGTCATTATTCCCAAAAGTGACCAGTGGAACGCCGACGACTTCATCGCCGGTCCCGCGACCTTCACCATTCAGGAGGTCCGGATCAGCCCGGGCAGCGAGCAGCCGGTCAGCATCGTGCTCGAGGGCACGAACAAGTTTTATCGCCCCTGCAAGTCGATGAGCCGCGTCCTCGTGCAGGCATGGGGCCCGGACGCGCGCAAATATGTCGGCCGCAGCCTGACCCTCTACCGCGACCCGACGGTCAAATGGGCGGGCATGGAGATCGGCGGAATCCGTATCAGCCACTTGAGCCACATCGATGGCGCGAAGAACATGATGCTCACCGCGACGAAGGGAAGCCGCAAGCCGTTCAAGGTTCTGCCGTTGGTGATGCAGCAGCAGCCGGCAGCACCAACCGACGCCGCGACGAATTGGGCGAACGGCTTCATCGCCAAGCTGCCGACTTTTGAGACGGCGGACGCGCTTAAGGGCTTCATCGACGAGAAGGAAAAGAAGTTGGCCGAGTTGGCGACCGCGCGGCCTGCTTTGCATCAGCAAGTCAGCGCGGCGATCGAGGCGCGATTTGCGGCGCTCGGAGCGCTGGGCACTTCGACCTTCGAGGACGATGATCTGACGACTGGCCCCGAACCTTCCGACGACGCCAGCGAATGCAGCGACGAGGACGATCAACCGGCCGCCGCGGGTGGTCAGAGCCTCGCCGATCAGATTGCCGATCGACCCGGCGAGCAGGCCGACGCATTCAGCCTTGAGCCCGTCGCCGAGGAAACCGGCCCATCCCCCGCCGAGCAAGCGGTCGACAAGGTGATCGCGGGCGCGAAGGCGGCCAAGACGTCGGAAGCGCTCGAAAAGATCATCGCCGACACGGAGCCGCACAAGGCGGCGATGCCCGAAGCGCTGCAGACCAAGCTCGAAATCGCCTTCGACAAGGAGCGTCAGAGGTTCGTGACGGAGGGGGCGAAGTGAACCGCGCCAGCATCGAGGTAAAGCTGAAATCGTTCCAGGTTCCGAACTTCGCGACCATCGACCTCAATCCACGCCATCTTGGCGACCGAAACGAAGCCACGCTCCCGATCAAGGACTTGAGCGATGAAGCGCTGGACTCGCTCGCGCAGGAATGGCTCGTCGGGCTTTACAGCAAGGCCGGACGTCGTTCGCCGTTCCACATCATCGAGGGCGGCGCGAAATGACCCGCGCGAATCTCCGCTCGGTCCCCAAGCCCACCGACGAGCCGCCGGTCGATATCACGCTCGCCATGCGCGCTGACATTGAGGCCCGCGATTGGGGGGCGATGCACGTCGCGGCGGACAAGCGACCAGCGTTCAAGCGGCTGCGGTGGGTAGTGCTGTAATGGCCTACGCCGAAAGCACCACCGTTCCCGTCGAGAAGTCGATTGGCGAGATCATCGCGGTCATCAAGAAGTCCGGCGCGAACCGTATCGCTCAGATGGAAGAGCCTGGTCGGTTGGCGATGCAGTTTTTCCTGAACGAGCGGCTTTTGCGATTCACGGTGACCATGCCCGGCGCGGACGATGTGAAGAAAACCGACCGGCACGGGTACATGCTGAGCACCGACCAGCTTCTCAAGAAGGTCCAGCAAGCGCAGCGCCAACGGGCCCGGGCGCTTCTGCTCGTCATCAAGGCCAAGCTCGAAAGCGTGGAGTCCGGCGTCGAGACGTTCGAAGAGGCCTTCCTGTCGAACATCGTCACGCCCGGCGGCGCAACCGTCGGCCAATGGCTGATCCCGCAAATCGAAACCGCCTATGTCGAGGGCAAGATGCCGACGCAACTGCTGCTGACGGATCAGACGGCATGACCAAACTCTCCCTCCGCGCCGCGATCAACGCCAAGTGCAAAGAATGCATCCACGATCCCTATGGCGGCATGGGGCAGTGGCGCGAGTCCGTCGAGCAATGCAGCAGTTCCAATTGCCCGCTGCATCCGGTCAGGCCACGATCAACGAGCCAGCGCATCGAGAAGCCCGTTTCTTCGCCCGAAAACGCGCAGCCCGCGCCTGACCCTGCCGATGATGCCGAGACTGACGTTTCGGCGCTGCTGGGTGGATTGTTCGGCCCACACGCATGAATGCGCGACCCGATCCCGACTTGGTGCGCCTCGTTCGCCTGATGGCGGCGGCCGACGCTCGAGATGACGTAGAGCGCCGGCTTGCCAAACGGCGGCGGGAAAGCCGAAAAGCCGCGTGATGACAAAGCGCGTCGCGATCTACGCCCGATATTCGAGCGACCGCCAATCGGAAGCATCGGCCGAGGATCAGGCGAGGCTTTGTCGCGAGCGAGCCGAGCGTGAAGGCTGGGCCGTCGTCGGCGCGTTCCTCGACGAGGCGGTCAGCGGGGCGACTCGGAACCGCCCGCAGCTCACTGCCATGCTCGCCCGCGCGGCCGAGTTCGACATTGTGCTGACCGAATCCCTCGACCGGCTCAGTCGCGACCAGGAGGACATTCACGCAATTCAGAAGCGGCTGCGCTTCGCCGGGGTCGAGATCGTGACGCTTGCCGATGGCACGGTGGGCGAGGAAATTCTCAGCGTCAAAGGGATGATGGCCGCGCTCTTCTTGCGCGACCTCGGCCAAAAGACCCGCCGCGGTCAAATGGGGCGAGTCCATGCCGGGCGCATTCCGGGCGGCATCAGTTACGGCTATCGCCGGGTCAGCCGCCTTGATGAAAAGGGTGAAGTCGAGCGGGGACTGCGCGAGATCGACGAGGTCCAGGCCGAAGTCGTGCGGCGCATCTTCCGGCAATATCTGCTCGGCATCAGCCCGAAGGAAATCGCCCGCCAGCTGAACGCCGAGCGAATCCCCGCTCCACGTGGAACGCTATGGCGGGCCTCGACCATCACCGGCCACCGCACCAGGCGCAACGGCATCCTCTACAACGCGCTTTACGCCGGGCGCATCCAGTTCAACCGGCAGACGTTCCTCCGCGACCCCGACACACGGCGCCGCGTCGCTCGCCCGAATCCCGCTTCCGAATGGCTTGAGCATGACGTGCCGGAGCTTCGGATCGTCGAAGATGCGGCATGGAAAGCGGTTCAGGCTCGGCTCGCGAACGGATCGACGCAACCGATGCACAAACGGCGCCGGCCGAAGCGGCTGTTTTCCGGCCTTCTCGAATGCGGTTCGTGCGGCGGCTCGATCATCATCGTTTGCGGCGAGCAATGGGGCTGCGGCAATCATCGCGAGACCGGGACATGCGCAAACAACCGGCTCACCCGGAACAGCGTGATCGAAGCGAGAGTGCTTGGCGCGCTCAAGGAGCGTCTGCTCGATCCGGCGCTCGTGTCGGAATATGTCGCGGCATATCACGCCGCGGAGCGCGAAGCCGTGGCGCATCACCGGGAGTCGAAGGCTGGGTTGCGGAGGCGCCACCGGGAAGTGGACGCTAGGGTCAAGAGGCTGGCAAGCGCGATCGCGGACGGCGCTGATGTGGCAGAGGTTCGGGATCTCTTGCGCCAGGCATCGGAAGAGCGAGATGCCGTCGCGGCCGAGCTCGACGATCTCGACGCCTGCCACGTCGTCACGATGCACCCGCGGCTCGCCGACACATATCGCAAGCGCATCGACCAGCTTAGCACCGCGCTCGAAGGCTCAAGCGATGCGCGAGCCGAGGCGAAGCAGGCTTTGCGGGGATTGGTTGAGAAGGTGGTCGTTATCCCGAAGCAGGACCGCGGCGTCGACCTCGAGCTTCACGGTCGCCTGGCCGAGATCATCAGCTTCGCGCAAAACAAAAAGGCCCCCGCCGAAGCGAGGGCCGATTGCACTGTGAAGATGGTTGCGGGGGCGCGCAGCCGTCTTAGCCGTGCACTTTCGGTCGTGCTGGCATGACCGCGCCCAACCCCAAGGCTCCATCATCCAGCCCGGAATATGG